GAATGAGAGGGGTTGGAATCCAAATGAAATTGGCCACTATCGGAAAAAGTCGCTTGGATATGTTAAAGTTGTTGGATGAATTCCTTCCTAACAAGGAATACCCGGAGAATATGATGCGCCAGATTAATTACAGCAGAGGTAAATCTACCAGAGACAGAAGACAGATGGCTTCGTATGTATCCCAAAAGATGCTCGGGCTCCGCCGAGAACACACTGCGAGTTTAGCTGTGGGAATCGTTGAACGTGAGAGAATTGAACAGCGCCAAGCCACTGCCGCACCCGTAGCTCCCGCGGAAGAAAGACCCACCAATCTTCAAAAAGCGTTGGCGATCATTGAAGATTGTGATATTCAAGAGGGAAAGTACCTGGAACTGTGTAACCTTCTCATGGATGTGCACAGAAGAGGTGTGAGAGTATAGAATTAGCTTGTAAAATGATGTAAAACACATGCGGAAACTATAGGTCATACACCCTCCGTGTCTAAAAAATATTACTTATTGTAATGAGGTACGGGTCCGTAGCCCGAAAAATGTTCAAGGTGCGTTGGGGTCTTCATGGAAAGGGTCTTGTTGAGGATCATCACATTATTCCTAAACAGTTCAAGAAACATCCCATAGTTGTAAAATCCGGGTACGATATAAACGCGAGTGCGAACCTCATAATGTTACCAACACGCCTCGGTAAGTTTGTACTCCGTGTGAGGGATGACCGTATTATTCATTCGGGAAAACACACGGGCTACAACAATTATGTTGAGAAGATGTTAGATTCAATGAAATCTGTAGAACAATTTACAGAATTTACAGATTTCTTGAAAAAAGCGTGTCGTCACAGACCTCAAGATATTCCATGGTCTTAATACCCCTTTTTCAGTTCACTCGGACTTGTTGTATCGTTGTGCCTTGAAAAAAATTGTTTTCGACCATGATCGTGATGACCTATTGTACTTGAATGACTTCTATCTATACGCATATGATTTCGCAAGTCTTTATAATATACACGCGCACCATTGGCTATTAGGTCTTCATGCTTCATGTCTACGTGATTATCCATTGGTATGAAATGTTTTGTATATTTTTTCATATTTTCGACGTGTATGAGATAACACTTAGTACTTGAGACCCATTTAAGTTTTTCGAGATTATCCTCTCTTTTGTCTACAAGTCTCGAAAGACAGTGGAAAAAACACATTTCAAAGTCATCCCCCTTTTGTTCAATAACTTTTTGAATTTCATCATACAACTGATTTGATTTTATAATGACATTGTCTTCAAAAATGACAGCGTATTTTAAGTTTTGTTCGTAACATCTCTTATAAAATTCCATGTGTCCCATGTAACACCCAATCGCACCAAGATTGAAATAAGTTATATCTGGTCGTTTAACAGTTTTATCGTAATGCATTTCAATTGCCTTTTCATAGTATTCATCTTCTATGAGATTTTCATACTTCCCAGCAACTTTTGGATTTCTGGTGTCTGGTCCATAGATAATTTCTAAAGGAATGTCTACGTGATGTGTTTTTATGAACCTCTGCTGTCGCTTCTTCTGATCCTTTAACGTAAGTAAAAAGCATTTGTAATCATAATTACTTCGGTTTGGTTTTGACAACAATATGTATAGTACAGATAGCAGCAACAAAACGAACAGTATCATACCTACTTAAACATTAGAAATTATTATAGGGTAAGGATGAATCTCGTAGATATTTCTGGACTCGTGAGTTCCATTTTAATATGTCTCATGTTTGTACCAGAAGTTGCCCATGTTTACAAGCACAAGGATGCGAAAGCCATTAGCTACCCATTTCTACATCTAAATTTACTGGCGAGTATACTAGCTCTAATTTACTCTGTACATTACAATGTCATTCCCATGACCATTACAAATGTATCAGCTGGAATTTTTTCATTAACATTATTCCACTTTAAATATGTAAACGAGCTTAAAGGGGAGAATCAATCTATTGATGAAGTGGGTGTATAATAACCCCACTTCAACCTAAAGCTTTTATGGTGTAGTGGTAACACTGCGGACTTTGACTTTAACGAAGACGATCCGCCACCCTAGGTTCGAACCCTAGTAAAAGCTTAAACCAGTGTTAGCTCAGTTGGAAGAGCAGTGGATTGTAGTAGTATGATATAGATCTCCACGGGTCGGGTGTTCGAATCATCCACACTGGAATATTCCCTTGTAACTCAGTTGGTTAGAGTGTTCGACTGTTAATCGAGAAGCCACCGGTTCGAATCCGGTCAAGGGAGATCAAGCACCTGTAGCATAGTGGTTAATGCGCCTCTTTAGTAAGGAGGAGACCGCGTGTTCGAATCACGCCAGGTGCATCTCATTACCTTAACAATTTTTCATCCAAATTGTCAAGATAATCAACATTAATTGGTGGAGCCTCGAGTATTTCAACATCTAATCTATTTTCCTGTTGTGTGGGTCTTACTTGAACAATGCGACACTCTCTGGCACTTAACATATTCTGTGGTACAATGACAATGGGTCTGCATAAAAGAAGGTACATCTAATATCTCATATCATTTAAATGGAGCTCAAAGAACTCAAAAATTATTGGAAAACCCTTAGAGAAGAATTAGATGTCCTCCCCAATACATTCATTTCTGAAAAGCCCAGACCAACGGGGCATTGGGAGGGTTCAGAAGTTCTAAAAGAGATCGTAGCTCAATATACATCTGGAGCGTGCGGTTGGCTCAAAGGTGGACAAACACATGTCCAAGACAGTTGGATAAGCTGGCCTCTTGTTTGGGAAGGTAAGCCAGTTCTTGGAAATTGTCTAAAATGTCCAAAAACACACGAGTTACTTTCTCAAATCAAGGGAATACATATAGCTGGTTTTGCCCTTATGAAACCGGGTGTACAATTAAAAGAACACACAGATCGCGTTGGTCCAAGTTACAGATTTACTTATCACCTCGGTCTCAAGTGTCCAAAGGGGTGTTTTTTACATCACCAAACACTCGGTGACATAGAGGAAGAAGATGGGAAACATATTGTAATGAATGCTCAATTCCCTCATTGGGCGGAGAATACATCCCAAGAAGATCGTGTCATTCTATACATTGAGTATTACACTTCAACAATACCTCGTTGATTACTTCCCCACCCCCTCATACTAATTTCACTCGCTTCACACCATGGATATATATCTTCACCCACAAAGTTTATAGCGTCCATACCAGCTTCAATGCATTCGTCACAGGTTTGTATACTATCGTCGATGATACACCCAATACCAAGAGCGCGACACACATCAACCTTTTTGACTTCATTCTCAGTAAAACTATTTGTAAGAATGACGTCATCAAATACACCTGGAAAATACCGTTCAATCCACAACTCTGTCGCTTCTCTGACACTGTCCTGACGACCCGTCACTATATAGAGTTTATCAAATGCACGTTTGAAATTTTGCATGGCTGGTTGCGCACCAAGGATTGGTTTGAGGTATAGAAAGTCCTTAGAACGATAAAACTTGTGGAGAATTTCTTGAGACTGTTCTTCTGTACAATTAAAAATTTCTCTATACAGATACTTATATTTGGGTGTCGTGGGTAAGGGAACCCCTCTCCATTTAGCCATAGGTTCAACAAATTTTACAAGAACTTCATCTACATCCACAGCGAGTTTGGTATTCATTTATTTCTACTGACATTATTCATAATCCCGAATCGTCACACCTACCGGAAATCTTGGAACGCCGAGAGCTGTTAAATTTTGAAATCTAACTGTGAGTTGCTTCCCGATGCATTGATCTCTGTTACGGTAAAGTCGCTCTCTTTCCTTGATAGTTCCTTCGGGTCTCACTGTGAACTCATGACCATTTTGAGTTTTACAGACCCAAACGACGGCGTTTGCATCTCTACCATGTCCCGTATTGGCACCCACAATTTCATATTCTTCTGTTTGAAATTCCTTAAATTTGAGAAGATAATTACTCCTCTTTCCAATTTCATAGACACTCGTGGATTCACGAATCATGATTCCCTCGTGACCTTGGTCAACAAATATTTTATGATAATCTAAAATTTCAGACTTTTTGTCGATGAGAAATGTATCAACCATGATTGGCGTCTTATTCTTGAGTATTTTTTGTCTTTCTGCGAAAGGTAAGTATGGTCGTTTCATGTCGAAATAATCGAATGCATGAAAATCCAAACTTTGGGGATTCATTTTGAAAGCACTCGTAAGTTCTTCGAAAGTTAAATTTGGTGCGTAACACTCTCCATCCAGCCATTCACCATCCTTTAGGTTTTCGGTGAGATGTTCGAGACCCTTGACAACTTTACCGGTTCTTGAAAAACAACCCGCTGTCGACACAAGGAGACGTACACCGTCCAATTTGGGTTGAACATAAAAGGGTTCGGAAATGTACTTCTTTCGATCTTCCCATTTATTGGCCAACATGGGCAAAATCTGAATAGCCTTCGTCCTCTCATTGTTCCACATCGTTTTGGCTCGCACGAGAGCCTTTTCATAACCAGTCTTAACATTGGTTCTTGATTCGGTGACTTTATCGCTACCAACCATCCCACTTGTCTTTACGATATCAGCTGTCCCGTCGTTGAGATCTTCCACACGAATGTCTGTAAATCGTTCTCGGTTATTCTTGTCTTCTCGAATAAGTCGTTCCATTATAGAGTTAATTAATTTCTCAACTTTAAATAGATGTCTTCACTGCCAGTTGTAAATTATGGTAGGATGGAACGACTTAGGCCACCAGAACGCACAAATCTATCTATGAATGCAAATACATTCGCAATAATTTTCATTGTATTGTGTTTACTTGGTCTTTACAAACGCTATGTTACTATTAGTCAATCGCGTGAGCAATCTTATACTTTAGACATTTTGATGCCGACAAAAAGAGGTCTTTCTTCATCAATCTCTTAAATTTCTTTTCGGGAATTTCCGTCTTTGACATGTACATTTTCTTAAGAGCGCTCATAAACTTATCACAGCTCTTCATCTCACTCTTGAGATCTTGGTACTTACCCCAAAAATCTGTACTTAATTGGTGAATCAGAAGGTACGCATTTTCACCCATGCGACGCTCTGAACCACCCAAAAACATGAAAGTAGCCGCCGAACAGCACGAGCCTTGAGCGATCGTCACAACCTTAACCCTCGATTTTTCAAGTATGTTTTTGAGAAGGAGACCGGAAAACATGTCACCACCTTCACTCATGATGTGAATTCGAATTTCCGGTTCATACCCAATGAGATCCGCTTTTTGTTTAAGAAGATGAATTTCCAATTTTCGGAAACTTTCCACAAACTCGAGGGTATTTTCAGGGGTGATTTCACCATAAAAGTGGATCTCATTCCCGATAGTTTTTGTAACTTCGGGTTCTTCCTCTTCACCAGGCTTTCCCTTATTATCCACCGCACCGGTAAGAATATTTTCAAAAACTTTCTCAAGTTCCTTTTGTGATGGCATCTTTGAGAGCTTTTTTTATTTTTGTTACGTCTCTCTGTTTTAACTTACTTCCAACTGCAAGATGATTCATAACGTCAAAGTCTTGTGGACTTAAGTTATATTCTAACATTTTTTCTACATTTCCACTTTCGGCATACATTTTGATAAGACATAGATGTTCTATCGTGAGAATACCCATGGATTTTCTCTGTATTTCAACCAACTTTTTAGATCTCATTTTATAGTTGCCATACTTCGTCCAGCTACTTCCAGGTCTAATCTTATCTTTCACAAGTTTTTTACCGAGTGAAGCCCTCGGTATCGCGACCGCGTTTAAACAAAAGTGAGGCATAAGTTCCCAATTCCCACTTGAATATATACATGTATCCACAACATCTGCAAATGAAAATGATTCAGACGCACGAGTCACATCAACGCCCTCCGAATCTAAATAATTCTCTTGAAAAACATCCCAAATATGACCATGTTCTTCGACATGACTAATTATTTTACATTCTTCATCCGAACAAAGTACATCCGCGATATATTCCTTAGGAGTTTTAAATATATCTTTGGAATCATAATCATCTATATACGACATAAAATCTCTTATATTTCCATTTGCTCTTATGGATGCATTCACGACTTTATCAGTTACATTTTCAACAAGTGACACCAATTTTTCAGGTTTGTGTTTGGGTATGAAAATAATTTCAAAATTTGGGTACATACACATATTAATTGATGTCACCACAAGTGAACCTCTTGTTAACTTTTTACCATCAGAAACACTTTCAATGAGACTTTTAAAATCGCCATCATAATCCTCGATGAATGCATGTCTCGGTGCATTTCGTATGAATGTCAAAAAATGCGACTTCGCACTTAAATGATTTCTTTCTATTTCAACACTATTTGAATCATTAAGAACATTTTTCAGTACATACGATTTTCCAACCCCCGAACTCCCACATATAAATACATTTTTACCCTCGCGAATGTATTTCTTCAGGGCTTCAATTTGCTGTGTGTGAATCGTCGTGGTAAAGGATTCTTCTTTTTTTTGTTCGATAATTTTAATGAAAGAATCCATTGATGATCTTACTAATCAAGCCATAGATTTAGTGCTTGAAAATGACGCACTACATGAACGTATCGTAAAACCTTTAAGAAAGAAAATTTTACCATATGTGGTTTGTTCTATTTTAACTAATGTCGGCATGTTTATTCTTCTTGTGTACCTTGCTCGACGTCTATCGGTTCTTCAGAGACCACCGATGTGAGTTCTTCTTCTTCGTCTAATTCAGACTGCATCTCTTCAAGGATCTTTATTTTTGCTTCATACTCTTCCCTCCCTTTTACGAGTTCTCCAATCCTGGAAAGTGGTCCACCCTTTGTTGATTCGGAGATGACACTTGAACCCGTGTGTGATCTTATATTTGTGAAACCTGGTAGTTTCAACTTGGGAATCGCTCGGACATCGAGAATCTCAGGCTTCGTGAACATATTGTCAAGTGGGTATTCCTTTTCAAACTCTGCAAGGATAGTTGATGGAACACTTGGTGACTGTTCAATGAGACGGTCATATTCATTCTTGCATCTGGTAACAAATTCCAAACCATCTGTACTACGCTCTTCACGAGCGAGAGCTAATTCTAATCTAATATTTCTGGAAAGAAGACCAAATGAGAGCGCCGCCGCCTTGTGATTCTCCATAAGTTCATTGATCTTCAAGAACTGCATAATGGTCGCGACGAGACCTGCGATAAGGTTAAGACCACCAATGACAGATGGCACCATACCACGGAGGTTCTCGGGGAACTGTTCTTGAGCAAAGTTCGCAGTACCTGTGATTGTTGAAAGTATAATGACAGGTAAAGTAAAACGCATACTCAATCCCTTGTACAACAGGAACGCTCGGTGATGCATGTACCTGTAACACCCCGAAGCCTCACCCCATTGACGCAATATAGATTCGTGTTGCTCATTCCAACTATCACGACGATTTTCAAGTGCCTGTTGTTTGATCATTTGATCGTCAAAATTTTCTTGGTTCATTTTATAATAGATGAACATAATATTCTGGATTCATCTTGTATTTCTCATAGGTATTCTGGTAGTTCCATTTACAAATGATCGCAGAAACCTTGAATTTTATTCCATACTTATCCCATTTTTGTTCTATCATTGGAGTGTCAATGATGATACATGTGCTTTGACACAAGCCGAAATGTATGTGACAGGGCAACAGAAGGAAGAAACCTTTATGCACCGAGTGGTTTCTCCAATATACAAGATGGAAGACAATGATATAAATAACCTGACAAAGACGGTATTCTTTTTCCTATGGGCTTTGGTCCAGTATCGCCTTGGACGCTTTGATACGTTTATTGATGACCTAAGATTGATCGTGAAAGGTAAAACACCCAAGTAAAATGCCTCACTGGCGTGAAGAAGAACTCAATCGTCTTCGGAAAGAGTATGAGTTCTACAAGGAAACTGATAGTCTAAGATCTCAAACTTTAAAATGGATC